GATTTCATTTTTACTCAATATAAAGTTGCAATATCTTAATAATACTGTAAAATTATACGGTCAATTTTGGTGAGATGTCCGAGTGGCTGAAGGAGCACGCCTGGAAAGCGTGTATACGTCAACGCGTATCACGGGTTCGAATCCCGTTCTCACCGCCATGACCATTCTAACCTCTTATAAATATCCTCTTTTTTCAATAAAAATTTTCTTTAAAAATCGCTAGTTATTGAATTGATATATCAGTGATATATGAGTGATATATTAACTAATAAACCTCAAGGGTGTATGATGGGTGTAGAGAATTACACACCCACATGGAGAACTTTACACCCATGCTGTCACCACTAGCTTTGCGCGCTTTAAAGCCAAAAGACAAGCGCTACGAGGTCACTGATAAGAATGGCCTGGTTATACGTATATCGCCTAATGGGCGCATGACGTGGAGAATAAACAAGTCTGTCAACGGTAAACGTATCACACGCCAGCTTGGCGATTATCCGGCTATGAGCTTAGCTGATGCACGAAATGCACTTGCTCAGCTTACTAATATATCAAAAACCACTGTTGATGATACATTCGAGGGAATTTATGCTGATTGGCTTGACCTGAAAAGACAGATCATAAAAAACTGGCAGGACATAGATGAGCGTATGCAGAAGTATATACTGCCTAAAGTCGGCAAGTTACCCTTCAGCGTGATTACTCCTCCTCAGATAATTAAGATACTCAAAGATGAGCTTGAGAGCCGTGGCAAGCTCGAAACAATTAAGCGCATCTGTGGCTATATCAAAGAAGTTGAGATGTTTGCCATTAACTCTGGTCGTATCGAGGCAATGCGCTTTCAAGGTATACATAAAGTATTTGCCCGACCTTCCACTAAGCTTAATAACAGACCAAGCGTACACCCATCGCATTTGTCTGAGATACTGCCTAAGCTGAGGCTTGAAGCAATCAAGGCACCAACTACTTGGGATGCAATTATGATAGGCTTTTATACCCTATTACGTCCAGGTGAATACTGTGCCCTAGAATGGCAGTGGATTGATATGAAAAATCAGTGCATATCCATACCGGCTGACGTTATGAAGATGAAGCGTATGCACGTTGTACCAATCAGTACACAACTGCAGAAGATACTTGAGAACCGTCCACGCTTTGGCCAGTACGTTTTAACTTCTCCAGACAGGCCGGGGGCCCATATAGGTACAGCAGCACAAGAAAATTTCTTTCGCCGTCACGGTATGAAGGGTGTGCTGGTGCCACACGGTATACGAAGTATCGGACGTACATGGATGGCTGAAGAGAGAATTGACCATGATATAGCAGAGATGTGTCTTGCTCATCGTGTTGGTACTAGTGTTGAGCTTGCATATAACAGAACGGACTTTTTGGAGTTACGAAGGAATGCTATGCAGCGCTGGTGCGATTATGTAGAGTTGTGCTTAAAAGGTGGCGCAGATTTGCTGTTATGATTTTTGTAAGGTTGGTAACAAATAGCCCCCATCTTGAGGGCTATTTTTTACGCATGCATGTGCTTTACTCTGTCACGAACCTCGGCCTTTTTGGCATCATTGAACCTGTCCAGGGTGCCAACAAGATAACCAGTGACACGTCTGATGCGTTCAAACTTAACACCTTCACCTACAATACCGTTTACTTCGTGTAATCTTGTGTACATTATTTTTTCTTCTCAGCCTCCTTTAAAAGTGTTTTTACCTTTTCACGCCATAAAGATGGCACTTCGTCAATAGTCATAATTCCACGATTGATACGCATTAAATAAAATTTAACCATTCTTTTTTAACTCCTCTAATTGAGCATAAATATCTGAAATCATTGATCCTAGTTCTGCGATCGCATCTTCGGTTGTAGTGTCATCTGTATTCATGTCTGATATAACACCACCTAAGTCAGACACAGCATTTTCTAATATAGATAATTTGCTATCTACTTTGGCATCCCAGTTTATATCTGTAAAATTTTCTGTTACATAATCAATGGATAGATTGTCAATCTTTTCATTTTTGTAGTCTTCACAAATCTGATTAAAGATTGCTAAGTTCTCATCAATCCATGAGCTAAATATCAGAGAATAACTGACTTTGTTCTCATCGTTTGAGTTCGCAGATGCCAAACAGTCTAAGTATCCTGTAAATCCCTTTTGCTGAGCCACGGTATCAAAGTACACATATACAGCATCTTTAATACTTAAAAGTAAAGAATCACCACCTACAGCAATTAAAGTTAGATCTTCACCTGTATCTTCAACTTTAATCGCCTGTTCTTTCTCTAAGCAGTAGTTATTGAGTTTTGCACCTAATTCTGTATTAATTGCTATGATTAAGTTTCCGTAGTTCTTGCCATCAACAGATAAATCAATAAAGTGTAAATTCTCTCGTTTTTGTCCAAAATAAGAAACTGATTTATAAATAATGTCCATATATAATTACCTATATTGCAATTTTCTCTTCATATTCGCCTGGTGTCTTTCCTACAGGGTCTATAGTAATTAGTTTATTAGTAATAGCACCCGTTTTAACAGCATTATGACTAGAATCAAATACTGTATAATTTGCTATAAGATTTTGTGTTATTGAAGCATTAGAAGGGAAACCACCGCCAAATGAACCTGTTGGATGCCTTTCACTATATGGCCAAATAACATTACTCAGAATACATGAATAACCAGTTACATTTGTAGAAGCTGTTCTTATAGGGAGAAGTTCAAATCTCCATGACGAACCAGAAGCACTTCCTATATATGTAAGTCTATAAGGAATATGTACATAAACAGTACCATTAAAAGCTATTCTACTTCCACAAGCCATACGATAGCCATTAACCATAATAGGTGATAATGTATAAATTCTGTCACCGCTCTTAACTTCAGCAAACCTATCACCTTTAAAGCATGGAATCCATCCACCATCAACAGCTACACTAGGAGATGTTATCTTTGATGATGTTTTTACCATTGAATAGGTAGTGCCACCATAATTGATTTTAATTGTTGCCATATTAGCTATCCTACTGTGATCTTGTATCCATTCACGGTGACACCACTGGAAAAATTGTGACCGTCAGAAATATAACCGCTATCGTTTGTAAACTGACTTAGTTTTGAATAAGTGGTATTAGTGTCCTGTGTAGTGATAGTACCTGTAGAGCCATTGCCTTTCGTATAAGTAATCGTTCTCCCATTTACAGATAAAGACTTAATGTAAGTAGTATTGATCTGTTGTCCTGTACTGTCTTGAGTTGCCTTTGTTGCACTGTCAGCTGATGCGGCCGAATCTACACGCGTTATGGATACATTACCGGATGTATCTGGCTTAACGCCGTTGATAGATTTAGCATAATTCTGCTGAACAATTGCGTGTGGAGTTACAGCCTTGGTAGTGCTTGAAGCATCTGCTGTAATATTGTCACTTAGCTGAACAATACCTTTTACGCTAGTTGTGGCATCTGGAACTAAAGCTAAAACATCCTGCTTAAGAGGAATTTTTTGCCAGACAGAATCGTTAGTACCTGGCTTAACAACTGATGAGGAAGGACCGTTATTTGCCATACAGAGATATAGACGTTCGTCGGTAAAGACAATGTCATTTTTTGAATAGTTTTTATCTCTTAAATATTCAAATGCTATCCCAGTAGGAAATTTTAAAGTTAAGATAGCTGTTGCAAGTTGATTGAGAGAATTCTTGTCAGGTGTAACTCCAAGTTCTTTTATAGCATTAAGAAGCTCAGTAGTTATCATATGGAACCATGCTGCACCAGGCTGAGTTGCGGGAATACCAAGCGAAGGACTTCCTTCTGTTGGATATCCTTCCTGCAGTTCTTCAATTTTTGGTGCTGCAGCTGCAATGTCTTTTTTATATCCGTTAAACATATATTTTTCCTTATTTACCGTAAGTAAAAATTGTTGAAGTATGAGCCGGTGTATAGTGTTTAACTAAACACTCAAATAGCTCATTTCCCCATTTCTGAAGACGTTCAGATACTCTTGAAGTGGTTTTAAAAGGAATGGAATTAACTTTCTCTACGTTAATTGTATAGAACCAGTTAGCCCATATTTCTGAATAAAGGGCGTCATCAGCAGTTGATGCAACAGTAAAAACACGTTTAGCATCAATTTTCGTTTCAGAATAACCGCATGACTGTCCTATCAGATAAACAAGCTCTTGAAATGTAAGGCCTAATGTTCTGATCTTAATTAAAAGCTGGGTTCTTAAAACCTCGAGATCATCATCTTCTGATCGACATTCTTCAGGAATACCCCATTGATGAAACCAGTCTAAAAGAGTTACTGAGGCTGACTGAGGATCAGATTCATCAATCATTTTAGAAATGTCAGCATCAAGCCGTGCAAATTCAAGAGCAGCAAGATATAACATCTTCATGAAGAAAGTGTTGTCTTCAAGTTCCCAGGCTGGTCCTTGCGGTAACAGTTTCTTCATTGCATCATAATAGTTATCAGTAGTGAAACTTACTCTTCCCATGTTATATCTCCCACGGTAGGCAGATAAGAATTAGACTGAGCAACTACATCTGTTGCCGGTTCAATAATGGTGTGATCAATCTCATCAGCTACGGATGATAAGGCAAGATGAATATGAGACAGATATATAGTGCCACCGGGCTCAGCTTCAGATTTAAAAAGATTATGGATAGCTTCTACGGCGGCATTTCTAACAGCCAGCGTTGAAGGAGTTATTTTTAATTTGAAATTAATTTTCTGCTCTACAGGCGCTACAGCATAGATAGCAGCTAAAACTGAAGCTTTACTTTCAAGATGTTTCTGAACTTTATTTATAAGTGCAGTGTCTGGCATTGAATAATCATTACATAAGAATCTTACTGTAACAGTTCCAACACCTAACTCTTTAGGAAAACACCACGCAAAACCAACTCCTGTAACTTCTTTTGCCCAGGCAATATAATCAGCTTTAGTTCCCTGTCTTGGTGGTTCCTGAGTACGAAAAAGAATGCGTTGTCTTAACTCATCATCTGTCTCTGCATCTATTCCGCCAGCAATATCTGAATGTACTATCGCATTGGCAACACCTTTTAATGAATTGACAAGATCAAGTGTATTGCCTTTGTTAAGGTTATAAGCTTTACCAGATAGAATTGCTTTTACCGAAGTAATTCCTTCTGAATTTGGGCTTGAAGTGGTTTGATACTGTATACCAGACTGAGACTGCAACAGGGTGCCTACAGGGACATCCACAACGTCGTTATAATAGTTAAACTTAACTTCTCCCGTTGCTTTCGTTGCTGTTTTTCTAGTCAGATTGAAAATAGAAGCTCGCCTTTCAAGATAAGCCGTTTCAGCTGAATCGGAAAACAGCTGATTTTTGTAATAATCAAGTGCTGCATAAATTGAATGAGACACACCAGCAATGACACGGATAAAAACAGATAAGTCGGAGCGTCTTAATTCTTCTGAAGTTAAGCGTGATCTTGCATCATTCTCAATTCTTGTGATGATGTCACTCAATTTTGGCCTTAAATTATTCATTTATACCTCTTTAAACTTATAACTTGTCTGTTTACCGTCAACTGTTAATACAACACTGATATTCACTCTGTTAATTTCAGATCGCTCTACAGATACATCTACATTTGAGCAGATACCGTCATCTATCATCCACTGAAGAGAATCTCTTGAAACCTCTTCAACCTCTGCTATAACATCATCAGTCAGCTTACGTCTTAAGAGTTGCCATAACTTAGAGCCAATTTTGTCACCTGGCTCGACAGGATAGGTATCACCCCACCAGCCGTATTTATTAGAACCGTCATAAACATCTCCAGTGTCTGCACGTCTCCATGTGAACAGGCTGATAACAACAGCTCTTGATAGGCTGTCATTCATATCTGCCGTTACAAGTGAGTTGTTTAAGAACATCTGCATAAATACACAAGCCTCTTTAACTGTTTTCTGCAAATATGGCTGGCCGAAAAATCAAAAAGACGGAATAAACCGTCTTTCTGTATGTAATAACATTTAACTCCAAGTATGTCTTCAGCCGAAGTACATCGATACGACTTATCATGACAATAAACAATATTGTCAAATAAACTGCAAAGATCATCGGTTCTATACCATGAACCTTTGTCAAATGACCATACTGGGATTATTCTTTCTGATATATTCATTAACTTGGGGTTCCTGTATTTTCGCTACCACCTTGAACACCAGTATGAACATGGTGCTGCAGACTGATTGATCCGGCTGTAATATCATCTTCTGAATGAATTAATCCCTTAGCATTAACAGTACCGCCAAATGATGCCATACCACCACCTTTTGTGCCTGTAATTAGAGTGCCTGTAACAATTACATTTCCGTCAAGCATAATTGTTGGAGCAGTTACGGTTGCAGATGTTTTGCATGTTACAGATGAGGTGTCGCAGTTGACCGATGCAGCACTTTTACAGGTTGCCGTTAAGTTATCGCACTTAGCTATAATGTCATTTGTTGTTTTTACTGTTATTGGATCATCTACACCGTCAATTTCTATACCTTCACGTTTTAAATATACATGACGTTTCTTATCATCGTAGATAACAACTTCACCTGTCTTCATCTGAGTGATTCGATAGCGCCTGTCTGAAACATTAATAACTACACCATGATTGCGTTCATCATCAAAGAAGAGATTAATTGCATCTGTCTTACCGTCTGTATAAGGTTCTGAACTGAAACCATAAGGCTCGATATGTTCCATCTCATCTTGGGTGGTGTCAGAATCATATCTTGTCTGAAATTCTCTGAGCTTTAAATCACCTGAAGAACCTGTGACGGTTGACCGAACTATCTGCGACATATTTAATCCTTAATGGTATTTGCCATCCTGACCGACAAGCTTAACTTCTGACTTTGATGACCATGATCCATTCTTTTTTGTGACTTTTGACTTTTCCTGAGCAGGTTCATCTGTCTGCCTAAATCCTGCTGGTGGAACACATTCAAGAGTGGTAATCATTCCATTGTTGTCAAGTGTAAAAGTAACCTTGGTGATAAGCATATCTGTTACAGGAGAATTTGAACCAACGCCAGTGCCTAACACAATGTCATCTTTAATCTTAACTAAAGTGTTTACTTTCCATAAATCACCTTCAAGACCGTCTTTACCTGTACGCCATCCTAAAACTGTATATGTGATTTTCTGTGATTGCGCTTTGCGATATTTAGCTTCCTGCTCTGGTCCATTTGATATGCCACCGTTCATGGTCTGCTCTTTGTAACGGTAGAATCTGAACCTTTTAATTTCATCATCTTGGCATTTAGAAATCTGTTGCAGGTCATCACCAAACTTCTTATTATTTCCCTTCTGATCATTGTCATACCAGTAACGAGAGAAACGTTGACTGTAATCTAACTGAGCTGAAGCTGTCAGAATATTGGCTCCTAATTCTAATGTTGCTCCTGATGATTTTGGATCGTCCGTATCAGTAATTATCAGATTGCCATACTCATCATCCATAAAATACAGACCAGACGATTTGGTTAAATTCTGAATTGCCTTAAAAACTGTTTCACTGTTTTTAACAGTTGAGTGAACATTTGAATTAACAGCAGCATTATTTGACTCACAGGCAAGCTTAACTCCATAAGGAGCAATTAACTGAGATACAGCAAGCTTTAAAGGGATGTTTTTAAACTGAGTAACTGCCTTTGTAATATTAGGCTCTACAAAAGTTTTGCCTCCGTTAATATTCTTTGTCCAAGAATTATTTTTAATGCTTGATAAGTCATATCCCTGTGGGGCTACATTACAGTCAACTAAATCTTCGGTTTTACTTCTGCCAACAACTGAAGCGGTTACCGATGTGCCGTTATAACTGATTGGAGTTGAGTCAATAAAGCCTGTCAGTACAAGATCATCTCCTATTGTGAGCTGAATTTCATCAGTTGCCTTAAATTGTGGAATTTCGTTTTGAGCATACACTTTTGGTGTTATATCTAGCTGAAATGTTCTAGATAAAGCGTTAATCTCTGAAGTAATAGATACAGATGACCAGTAGTTATAGGTATTTGAACTGTTAACTTTAAGCTGTACTGTGTTTTTATTGACCATAAAAAAGCCCACAATTAAGTGGGCCTCCATAACAAATTAAAAACTAATATTTTTCACATTCAATGGAATCATCAGAATGCTGTATACAGCGATATTCCTTGCCGTCGATCGTTACTTTTGTTCCCCTACTCATAGGATCGATCATGCTATTCACTATCATAGTCTGGCGTTGATCTTCTACAGTTCCTAACGATGCTATATCTCTTTGATGAAAATCACAATCTTCTGTAAAACCATCCTTGGGTGAACAGTAAGCATTTGCACATCCGATTGATGACAACAAAGCAATTAAAACTATTAATTTTTTCATAGCAACTATCCTTCTTTTCTTGAATTATAGTCTAAAAATTAATGGTTAAAACACTAAGATACAGATTTAGTAATTCTGATTGGAACCTTTTGCATGAACAAAGGAAAATGAATGTTATTACGTCTTATGATTTCATCCACTCTGCTGGTATCGCCATACTGTTCATAAGCTAAAACCAAAGTAGGCTGTGGCTCTTTTGGAGTTACAGTTATGGTTTTACCATCAGCTAGAACCTCATTTGTAAAGTAATGATAAACATTGCTGTAAAGTTCCTCCAGACTTTCATACAGATTACTGTCATCAGTTCCCTGATATATCATTTCAGCTTCAATAACTGAAAGAACTTCATTACGCAGTGCAAGAATTTCATCTTCAGATTTGGTATTTCCGGCAGTATCAGCATCCCCGTCACTCTCACCATCCAGGTTTGTTCCAACAAGAGAAACAATACCGGCTAACTGAGCAAGTAAAGTAAGCCTTACTGAAGTTTTTACAGCTTCTGCTAATTCTGATTTCTGAGTGTTAATATCAGTCTGCCTAAAATCAACTGTTGTTCCTTGAACCGTACCTTGAGCAGTTCCTTGAGATGTCCCAAGAGCAGTGCAGGTGACTGATGAGGTTGTACTTAATTTATCAGAATGAATTAAATTAAGTACAGCTTGCCCTGCATTTCTCCAGTTCTGAATAACATTAGAGTAATTGCCTACTCCTAATGAATCAAAAAGGGATGAAACAAAGGAAGAGGAATGGCTCAAATCTGATGCTGCTGTTGTTATAAGATTTGATATGGAATCAGATAAATCAAAAATCTTTGAAAAAGTTGAATCTGAAAGACATCCTAATATATTGAAATATGTGCCATTTGCGATATCTGTTGCAATAGTAGTGTACTGGTCTAAATCCTCTACAGATAGATTGAAAGTATCCAGTACATTTCCTGCAAAGTTATCAGCCCATGTTCTTAACTTTGAGCCAAAATCAAAGCCAGCTGAATGTGGGTATTTAGATTCACCAGCTTCAATAAAAGTCAGAGTGAAGTTAGAAATACGCTTTTCGGCATCCCATGTGATCCTTGGTGTATCAATGGGGTAAACGTTAAGCGTACCTAACCATGGGTGTATAAGCTTACAAGCAGAAACAATACCGTTACTGTCTTTTTTAGGCTCTTCAATGGCATTTATCAGCCTTTTGGTTCGCTGAATATAATCAGTGCCAATAATAAAGCCTGTAACAGTAAACTGTCTTTTAAGACGTCCTAAATCTTCAGTGTAAGGAATATCCCGCTGTGGATATTCATGAGTAATATTTCTTCGGCCAAAGTTAAATTCAGAGCTTACAACTTCAAAAGACACACCATTAAAAGAGGCCTTTCGTAATCTGGTAGAAAACATTACAAGCTCCTTAATACACCTGAATTTGTCTTATACTGAATGCGACCGTCGCCATGCTGAGATGTTGACTCAACTTCAGCTGTAGTTCCTTCAGCTGACTTTACATTGATATTGATATCGCCCTTTAAGGCACCACCAGATGCAGTTGCAAGAGTAGTTGCCGGCACATTCATATTTGAATCATCACCAAAGCCAAAGAAGTTTTTAGTTTTATCCCAGCCATTTGACAGTGTTGAACCTATCTTACTAATGCCTTTTGCTGCAGATTCAAATGGAGCAAAGAATACATCTTTGATTTTGAGCCATAAATTAGCGTAAAAATCGACTAGGCTTAAGAATGTTTCTTTAACGGTGTTTACAGGATCATTAAATAAACCAGATAACCAGTTCTTTATATCTTCCCACACTGCCTTTATTGGAGATAATGCATTAAGAACATAACTGATCATTTCGCTAAATACGGCTTTGAGTGTTGACTCAGTTACATCTCTAATGTTCCCCCATAAATTAACATAAAAGTCGATAAGACTAAAAAACGTATCTTTTATGGTATTTACAGGATCATTGAATAAATTGGACAGCCAATTTTTCATACTGTTCCACGCATTTTTTATTGGAGATAATGCATTAAGAACATAACTGATCATTCCGCCAAAACAGGATTTGATAGTTGATTCAGTTACATCTACGATGTTTCCCCATAAATTCGCATAAAACCCAACAAGACTTAAAAACGTATCTTTAATGGTGTTTACAGGATCATTAAATAAATTGGACAGCCAGTTTTTAATACCATTCCAAGCTTTTTTTATTGGTGACAATGAACTTAAAATATAAGTGATCATCTTAGCAAAAAAGGCTTTAATTTTTGTGACTGTTGACATGGTAAAGCCAACAAAAGCATTCCATGCATCTTTGCACCATTTGCAGACAGTATCCCAATTCTTATAAAGAAAATAGACAGATGCAACAATAGTTGCAATCGCTGCAATAATGACAGCTGCAATTAAGACAATAGGATTTGACCAAAGTGCAATATTAAACAAAGTTGTAGCTACTGTTACAGCTTTGATTGCTGTAGCTATCTTCAAGAATGCGCTAATAGTACCTATCAGAGCAACAACAAATTTACTTGCAAATATTGTGGATATAACAATCGCTACTGTTTTGACTCCACCAAGATAATTAAAAAGCTTTACAAGATTTTTGGTAAAAGTAACTGTTTGAGAAATTACCTGTTTAAAATCAATCTTTTTAATGCACTCAACAAAATCCTTAACTGATGATGCAATTTCTGTTGCGATCCATTCTCGATTGGTTGCAATCCACTCAGTCATAGATGCAATAACAGGCTCAACGTAAGGTATCAGCTTTAAGCCAATAGCAAGGCTAAAACCTGTAACAGCATCTTTTAAACGCTGAATTGTGTCGCCCATTGATTTTGCTTTTAAGGTATCTTCATCTGATACTACAATACCAAGATGTTTTGCCTCGTCTGCATAATCTTTAAGAGCCTGAGAACCATCCTGCAGCATTTGGATAAGTTCCTGTCCAGACTTGCCAAAAGTGGTTGTCGCAATATACGCCTTTTCAGAATTGTTTTTCTGACGTTTCATTGCATCGGCTAATTCTGGCATTAGTTCAGCTGTGGTCTTCATCTGACCATTTGCTTTTTTCATTGAAATGCCTAATTTTTGGAACATTTCAACTAAGGCTTTGTTCTTGCCCTGTGCTGCATTAGCTAAATTCTTATTAAAGATAACCATGCCCTGATCAAGAGCTTCTGTTGAAGAGCCAGCCATTTGGGCAGCATGTCTTAAAGTTTGAACAGCATCAGTGGTTGTACCAAGTTTAATAGCTGCATCTTTCACTGAAGAGCCATAATCAGTAAATGTACTAATTGAGCTCTTAACAGTTGCACTTACTGCAGTAAAAGCACCAGCAAGCGGTACAAGAGTTAATGCACCTAACTTTGAAGCATTAGATGCAAAAGCCTGTGATGCTTTTTCAAAGTTTTTAAAAGAACTCTTTAATTTTTTTAACTGTGGTGAAGCTTTATCACTTACAGTAAAAAGAGCCTTAAACTCTTTGATATTTGCTGATGCCATTCTTATTCCCTTTGTGAATTAATCTCATCTGCAATACGATTCGACTGTAAAACCATTTCTTCAAACCGCTCAACATCAAGTTGTTCAATATCAAGCGGTGAAAGATGCCAAAAATACGCAGTCGAATAGATACAGTCAATAAATTGCTTTTCCGTTCTTGGGCTTAATCCCCACTTCCGAAAAAACCGGTTACAACACCTACTGCTGCAGTGAAATCAGGAATTGACATCTTATCTACAGCTGATGGAGGTATTGAAGCAAGAGTAGAAATATACTTTGCAACAATATCAGGATTAAATTTCAGATCGCCTTCTGAAGTAAAAAAGATGGGATAACCAATTCTGCGAATATCACCAACACTAGGCTTTCTGAACTCTAAAACAGATACTGTCTCAGTGCCCATCTCAATAGGCACTGATAATTTTAAGTTTTCTGCAACTGACTTCATTTAGTTCTCTCCTAACGCTGTAAGTGACCATCAAGGCCTGTAAACTCTAATGACACAGTACCGTCTGACGAATTAGCTACAACTTCACCTTCAAGCCATGCACCATTTAAGGTGTATACCCAACCATTGGCAAGCTCTGCAGTAATTGTCATATCATTGCCAGACAGTGCATCAATATCAAAGTCAGGCTCAAGAAATGCAGTACATTTAACATATGGAGCTATATTAGTCTCACTGTATCCTGCCACACCTGTAGAACCTACTTTCTTTTCTTTGGTTGTTTTTAATAAAGGTATTTCGACTGAACCTTCAACAGATAACTGAGCACCGTTAGCTTTAATGTAACAGGTGCCCGCAAATTTTTTACCCATTTAAAAAATCTCCTCTTAATCAGAATACTGTAAACGGAACTGAGCCTGTAACGCAAAAATGCGAAGCTGATTAACAAGATCAGGAGGCAACAGCACATCAAGACGGTTAACATCTGAAGTATTACGCTCTACAATCAGATTCTTAGCGAACAGTTCAGCATTCTCAACAAGGCCGTCACGTTCCATGGCTGAATACTGTGCAATCAGCTCTGAACGAATTACAGAAGGGGTAACAATAGCCTGTCCTGCGCCGTATCTGGTACCGTCATTTGCTAGCTTATGGCGTGCATATTTTGAGGTAATAACGCCCTTAAGACGGGTAATGATCTCTGCTAATGTATACAGAGTTGTGATATCAAGATATGAATTATCTGCATCACCGAACTTGTTAACCTGATATGTGGTGATTGCGCGCTCAATCATTACAGTGCCTGACTGATAATAAATTGTTGCGATTCCATTATGGAGTAAAGTATTTTTATCATTAAAATTAAAACGTTTTTCCATACTTGGTTGCATTAAGCCGTTCAGTTCACCGGTTTGTACAGGACGGGCAGGATCATTAGTAATAAATCCGGCAATACGACCTAAAACAGCGCCTGTCACAATATATGCAGGTTCTGCATTCTTCTCTTCAATGCCGAATACTGTGGTATGCTGGTCATTGCGAGTATTACCAAAAGTAACTAAGCTTTCAGTATTACCTCTGAGGGTTGTAAACACATGACCATACTGCATTTTTGCATATGACCAACGTCCGGTGGAATCATTCATCTCGGTTTTTACAGCATCAAGCGCTGTAGCAGAATTATTTTCAATTCCAATAAACCAGAATGTTTCTGATGCAACAGCCTTAAAAGCTTCTTTATAATCAGGCTCACCGGAACCATTTTTCATATCATCGATAGTAAGAGTAATGCCTGCAAGATCAGATTCTCCACCAACGTCGCCCTGAAGGTTCTTATCCAATCTGATTTCATTTCCAGTAATGCCAGCTACTTTAGCTGTAATAGTGATTACACTATCTTCATCATTCTTTTCAGCTGTAACGGGTAAATCTTTATCTGCATTGATTGCCTGAGTTAATGCAGTTAGGACTTCATTTGCAGTTGTTCCTGCAGAACATGCAACTGATACGAGCTGAGAACCAATATACAGATAGACTGCTCCGCTCTCTGTTGCTGTTCCTTTAACGGTAATTGAGCCTGTTGATGCAGTAGATGACTTAATGTCTACAGGTAAACACCATAATTCTCCTGTACCATTCTGATTACGGAATGCCTCTGCCATTAAAGCTAAAGGCGAACCACGACCAAACTTTGTTTTTGCCTGTTCAGTTGAGGTGATTAATGTAGGAACACCTGCTGTTGCAGTTCCAGAAGAAGACATTGAACCGATTAAAAGGCTCTTCTTCTCTGCTGTTGCGGTATTTGCCATTGAATTGTCTACTTCTGCGTAGAACAAAGGAACTCGTACATTTGAAGGTACGTAATTAAATGAAACAGACATTATTGTCTTCTCCTTGGTTTAGTTACCATAAATCTTTATAAATAGTTTGATCTTGTGGCTCCGATTTAGCCTTACCTTCTGTAAGCCCTGTAAGTCTGAGTTTTGCATCTATATTTCCATCCGGCTTATCAGATTCAATTTTGTCTACATCAGCATAAAACTTGTCAAAATTGCCTAAATTCTCATGTTCTGTCTTGATATATGTATCATCCGTATCAAGCATATACTCTACTGTGAACTCTAACTGTACACACCACATGGCGGGAGTGGATGATGTATCAATAACTCTGTAATTTGCGTATTCATATACACACTGAGGATCGCCATTAGGAGCCCAACCTAACAAAGCTTTGAAAACCTCATCTTTTAAATCTTCAATTTTGTCTGCGCCTTCCTGTCCTCGAACATCAAGACTAGGAACACATAGAACCACAGCTATAGTTGCTGTAATTAACTGCTTATATGAGTTTTCTGAACTCTGTAGGGTTTTAGGATCTTCTGACTGGGTAAATACATAAGCACATGGAAGTTTCTCAGGGTGAACAACTGACAGACTGACCCATTGAAGTGCCCCATAGACACGTTTGCTAAGTGATGGGCATCGCTCTCTTAAAGCTTTGATAGTTGAGCTGACTCGCATCCTATTTTCTCCAAATTTTTATGCCCTCTGTCATAGCGCTGTCTATGATTTCTTTTATTTGTTTTTCGTTCTGGGTCGTTGCTGTTTCAATGAAGTTTTTTCTTGGTTTAAGTCGTCCGTCTTTTCGACCATAATTTAAAACCGCAGGATAAAAGAAACTGTCTTCAATCGTTGATACTTGTACACGTGACCATAGATGATCTTTTCTTTTAGAATTTTTAATACGGACATGACGTCGCATACGCCCAGTATTACGTCCAGGATATTCACCAGCTTTTGAGGGGCCCTTTGCTGAAATCAGTTTTTTAGACTGCTGCTGTACGATTTTGGATGCCTTCTTAAGTCCTGTCATTACGATTTTTCTGTCAAAATCCATGACATCAAGGCCTTTAGGCATTTTTATACCTACATGAAAGAACTCACCCATCTGCTAACCCCGCCATATTGTTAGCGTTTACAGTTTCGTTTTGAATTTCACCGAGTTCACGAGCTTCAACCATGGTAAAAAAGTTCTGACCATTGCACTGTGTTACCCTGATAGGAATATATGTAATATCGCCTTCTTTTATCAGAATACTTCGGCTTAAACTTCTTGCATCTGTCATTCCTTTAACAGAACGGAACCAGAAACGGTGTGTAGTTTTGTTCTCTGTCTGAATATTATTGAAATACATTGAGCCTGTAGGTTCAATTTTGCAGAACACTGTACATATAAGCTCATCAATACTCTCAACTTCATGACCGTTAACAGGATGATCAATTCGAGAATATATGCTGACTCTGTGCCTTAATTCTCCAGCGGTGGGAATTGATACGCTCATTACTCATCCTCTCGAATATATTTGATATAAGGGTCAAGAAGGTGCTTATGAAAGGTGCTGTATGTACCCTGTTCTGACAGTTCTCTGTGAGCGTATAAATCGCCTACAAGGCATAAAATAAACTGTTTAACAGTTAATGGGATGTCACCATTAGGCGATAAAGTTGACACAGCCTCATCATCGAATCTTTTAATAATTTCTCTCTGTAAAATCTGCTCTGCCTGTTCTGTAGCTACAATAATGTAATTACGAATAAGATCATCTTCAAATGTATCATCAACCCTTAACTGAGTTTTAGCCTCTTCAAGAGTGCATGGAGTCTGAGAGATATCAGTTATTGGGCTTGGAGTGTAAAGAGACATTATTAAAAAATCCTATAAAAAAGGGGGCATATGCCCCCAATGCTGACTACAAGCTAAATTATGCGGTTGCAGGAATAGCAAAATCACCACCGTTAATTGCCTGTGGCATCTCGTAAGCAACGCCTAAACGGCGCTCAACTCTGATAGTGATTAAGTTCTGAGTGAAGTTAACATTGTCTGAATCTGACATTGCAACGTTTAGAGCCTGTCTGTCGTATACAGTGGCACCTAAAGAGATGTTGCCTAAGATATACTTGCCGGCAGTTACAGATGCAGAAGTTACAACAGGAATACCCCATAATGACTTAGTGGCAACAGACTGAGGACCACCTAGAATGTAACGCTTCTGACCGTCTTTTAACATTGCAAGCTTTGTCCAATCAGATGGATTTAACAGGATCACTTCTGGAGTAATGTATCTACCCTCAAGCTCTGCCTTATTCTTTAATACGAAGTCAAACAGAGTTGAATCTGCTGCAAAATCTTTAGCTACAATCTGCTTGCCTGTTACAGGATCATTGTAATTACCAGCGTGGAGTAAACCTTCAAGTTCAGTTGAACCGCCTGTACCGGTAACGAGCTGAGAATCAACACGAGCCTGTAAACCGTACTGCATCTTCTGCTCAATATAAGCAGCCAAAGCTGGAGCGTCTGCTGCAAGCTGATTTGTGATTCTTGTCCAGTGGGCAATAGTTACAATCTTTGCAGTTGCAAGTGAAGTAGCCCCGAATACAGATTCAGGTTTATCATTCTTTTCAGCTACAAGTGCAGCATTGTTTGTAAATGAACCTTCCTTGACGTATTCAACTGAATTTGAAGTTACAGGCACATGAGGGAATAAGTTCTCAATAATCAATGGAGCTTCTGGAGAAACAACCATACCAGGCTTTCTGTAGGCTGGAATATTGCCATAATCTGAAGTTGCAGCATTAGTGTCAGCTTTCTTTTCAAAAGTAAATAATGCTTTTCGATTATTACTAAAATTCTCAAATGCTGCAGACTTTGTAAATGCCTGCCCTAGTGAAGGAGATGCTGTCTCTGCTAGAACTTCAACAGATTTCTGTGCTGTGTCTGCTAAGGCTTTTGCTAGCTTGACCTGTTCATCACCAATACGTTTAATCTCTGCCTCAATAGCTGATTTTGACGCTTTATTATCGGAGATTACATCCTCGATTTTTGCATCTATGGTCTCAAGACCCTTTAAAATATCGTTATTTTCCATTTTTTATTTCCTGTATTTCATGAAAATTGACTTGATACGTTCATCAATGTCATTGTCTACGTGATCGTGTGTTTCTCTGTCAGCATCACACTGATTTAGCACACGTTTGGCTACAGATATAATCTCTTTAGCCTTTGAGCGAGAAAAGCCAGCATCACGCAGACATTTCTCAAAACCTTTAATATCATTACAGTCATTAAAATCTGCTGACTTATAACTTGAAATTCTTGCATTGTCATCGGCAGGCAGATTTACAACTGAAATCTCATAAAGCCTGTCAATTGCCTTAATTAAGCAACCACTATACAAATCATCAGGATCTTTTTGTTCACAGCCTTCTTCGGAACATGAAAAGCAGATTGATAAACCGGTCAGCGAGCCAAACTTAATTGCGTCAAAAACTTCTTTTGCTTTAGCGTTATTTAAATTCAGCTGTCCTTTAACTTTTAAGCCTACATCATCAACTGACATCTCTGTCCATTTGCCAATAGGCACAGACATTGGATCATGACCATACAGCATTGTAGGTAAGTCGCCTTTTGTAATTACATGATCAAATGCTTTAGGCGCAATGGTATCGCCGTACGAATCAACTCCATTGAATACTGAAGCATATCCTTCAATGATGCCTTCATCAGAGATTTCAAGTTGTGACTCTTTGGCACTCTTATTGAATTTCATTTATTTACTCCTTACTGTTTAGTAGGGTTTTCTGTAATTGGTGTCTGTGATACCTGAGACGCATCAGCCTGGCCTAACTGCTCAAGAGGAAATAAATTACTCTGAGCTGTCAAAGTATCACCGTCTTTAACTGGTGGTAAGCCTTCTTCAACGCGGACTTCATTACGTGTCTTCCAGCCGTTCTGCACTGCAGTTGCTGCAATGCGACTGCGAGCCTCATCATTAGCACGGTTAAGAAATGACAGACGGAATTTAACAACATGATTGTATCGTTCTTCAACACATGGGACACGCTTCATGATTGCCTGTTCAAGGCTTATAATCATGGGCAGAATGGTTGACTTGTAAAAGTTTGCTGTAACCTGCTCAATGTTTGACCCTGGTGCTCCACCACTTGAATTGACAAGAGCAGATGGAACTCCAAACCAACGGCAGATTTCTTCGACACTGAATTTTCGCGTGTCTAATAATTGCTGTTCGGCAGGATTAAGGCTTAGCTGCTGAAAAGACATATCTGCAGGTAATACAGGTATCTTGTCATCATTCCTCATCTTTTGAAATTGATCGGCAATTTCACCTTTTTGTTTGTCGGTTAAAATCTTAGGAGTAGTCAGAATGCCACTCATTTTTCCTTTTTTGTTGAAAACTGATACAGCAGTTCTTTGAGCAAAGTTAGATTCAGCCAAAGAAATTTTCATAAAATCCAACTTCTTTAGACCGGTAATGCCGTTACCCATGCATTTCCAATGCAGTATGTCAGATGATTTATAGTCCTGGTAATGGTCGTTCTTATCAAGATAACGATAAATTAACTGACCATTTGAAGGATCTCTGTAAATCTGCATCTGCTCTGAAGACAGAGGATATATGCCTTTTACTTGTCCTTTTTTGTCTCCTGTCCATCTGGAGATTAACGCATAAGCATTACCATGCAGACAGTAATTAACAACCATTGCAGAAAAGAACTCATACGGAGTCATATCAGCGTTTGGTGACTCTGACAGAATATAATTAAGATTGCATTTTGTATCAGCGTTCTTATTACCTTTACCGTCAACAATAAATACATCACAAGGCAGAGATGCAATAGTGTGACTTAAAAGATCAATACAAGCCCATACAGTAGGTATCTGTAGAGCCATATCCGGTGAATATGCATTTGTTCCTTCAACGATTGGCACCATAGGGCTGTTATTCTGCCAGCCAGAGTGATCACCTGTAGTGCCCCCCCAATTTGTCAACCATTTAAAAACATTCATATTTTTTTACCTGTAAATCTAATAAGCTAAGTCGATATTTAAACTGCCTTCAAGATAATCTGTTGAAACCTGCATAAAAATAGCCTGTCGTAAAGCCATGATTAACGCTACAATGCCATCAATTTTATTCTCTGGGTTTTCTTTTCTTGGATAAATATTATCTTTGGCATCTAAATGTGCGACAACGTTCGAGGCCATCCACTCAAGAACAGGATTTCCATCAGTGTGTAGCAGTTTCTGATAAATCAAAGCCTGCATTTCTTTCATAGCTTCGCTGAAGTTCTGAACGGTAGGCTTAATCTCAACCATGGTCAAACCTTCATTAGCAAGGTTAGAAGCTAACTGATATGCCTGCCAAGGATCAAAAGCTATCGCTAAAGTGTCATAATGCTGGGCATCTTCTTTGATATAGTCTTGAATAAGTTCTAAATCATTAATAGAACCATCGGAGACATGGATTAAGTCCTGTTTAACCCAGCCTTGATATTGTGAATTTGTAGAGCTGTTTATTCTATCTTCAGGTAGCCAGAACTCAGGAAAAACATAGAAGTGAACCTTGCCAACCTTGCCATCATTCTCTTCTCTCCAGAAAAGTCGCACTAAAGCTGTGATATCTGTTTTAGCTGCAAGGTCAAGACCATAAATGCAGTGACATCCCTCAAAGTCATCAAGAGTTACATCTGTTCTGATAGCTTTTCGCCATTTATTCATCTGCAGAAAAGCGGTGTCAGCGTTGCACCATATATCAAGGTGCTTTGTTTTGAAGTTATTTTCTGAGCTGGGATTCTCCATGGCTTTGCGCAAAGTCGATAATACCGCCTTGGGCATCACTGATATATTCCAGTTAGGATTAGCTTTTTGCAGTGAGCTTTCTTCTCTCCAGTCGTCGCCTTCATCAATCGTATAGATAATGCCGAAATGAGTATCATCTACAACGGAAGTATTTAACAATTTTTCAACGTACCGTCTTATCTCGTAACAGATACCGTTAATCAGAAATCCTGCTGTGGTAATCATCCACATAATTGGCTGTGTACGCTTACCGATTGAAGTCTCGACAACGTCATACACTTCACGAGTTTTATGGGCATGAAGTTCGTCGATAATTGCACAATGGGTATTCAAACCGTCAAGGGTTTTACCGTCTGCTGACTTTGCTTCAAACTTTGAATTAGTACCAGGAATGACTAGTGAATGAGCTAGAACATTCAATCCGTATGCTGCACGCAAATCAGGATTTTTACGAGCCATTTCCTGAGCATCATTAAAAACAATCTTTGCTTGATCGCGAGTTGTTGCAAATGAGTAACAGTCAGCGCCCTTTTCATTGTCAGCACACATCATGAATAAACCGATGCAGCTTAATAAAGTTGACTTGCCGTTACCTCTTGGGACTTCAATATATGCTCTCTGATAACGCCTGTGATTGTTATCATCAACCCAGCCGAATACTGTGGTAAGAATAAAGATCTGCCATGGCTCAAGTACTATCTTTTGACCAGCTTTTTCAGCTTTTACGTGACAGAGCATTTCAGAAAACCGACAAGGTCTTGATGCAAGATTTACATCAAAGTGATACTGCCAGCGTTTTCTTTTAAGATCGTTCTTCTGTCTCTTGCATGCTTCAATGACATAACGACAAGCAGGGAGCTTCTTAGCCAGTACGTCGTTAATATAGCCATTAGCGATGGCGATATAATCACGTTTCTGCATAGCCTATAAATCAAGAAAGCCATTCTTGTTATCTGAATCTGACTTTGTTATAGATACTTTCGAACGAGATGCAGGAGTAAACCCCAACTCGGTCAGATAATTCTTCAAAATAGATTTCAGCTCGTTTTGCTGTTTTAGCACTGGATTAACAATACGCTTACCCGTCTCTTCATCAGTAAGCATTAAACCTTCATGTTGAAGTATCGCTTCTAACTCAAGGATCTTAGACACTGTGTCAGCCCACATCGCAAAAACAGTGTAATCTAGGCTTGAAACCATTCCGTCCGGCATCTGTGATATTGCAAAATTCCAATGTTGCTTTGCTACATCATTAAGCCATGACGGAGCCGATACAAGTTTGATGTCTGTCTGTGGTTTAGGCTCATTAAAGTTTGTACGACAAGGCTGTAAAGTTCCCTGCAGTTTTTTAATTGCAGTTGGTTTTCTTGGTCTTGCCATTGTTTTTTTACCTATTTTTATACACTTGAATAATTTTTTTATAAATCAAGAAGTAAATTACTCCCATTTTGCACGCGTGTGTAAAGAACTAACGGGGCGGTTACATTCTTGTGTATGAACTTTTTTAACTCCCCCTACGGGGCTTGAGAAAGTTACTGTCTTCAATTGCTGTCTTTCTGCTGTGGCATTCATGACATAAAGCCTGTAAGTTCTTTAAATTCCAGAACTTATTCATGTCGCCTTTGTGAGGAACTATATGATCAACATCTGTAGCTGGTTTGATTCTGCCGTGTTTGAGACATTCAACGCATAGAGGATGCTCAGCAAGAAATGTCTTTCTGAACTTCTCCCATTTACTTGTATATCCTCTTTCTCTTGAAGATCCTCGATGTTTATCAAACTCATTTGATACTTTTGTTTGATGTTCTCTACAGTATGCTGAACCTTTAACTACATATTCTCTGCATCCAGCATACTGACATGGTTTTAAAAATAAATTAGGCATATATTAAGAATTAGAAAGCACAGACAATCTGCGACAATCATCTGTGCTTAGACGTTTTATATACAAGGATTTTTTATGAATCAGAACAATCTAACCTTAAGCATTGATCCTGCCCTGCAGCAAGCCATTGAAAGTATGTGTAAGTTATATAATCCGACCATGTTGGCTCTCGCTAAAACTGTTTATTCAGTCAACAAGATATTTTATTCTCAGGAGTTTGAAACTATTCTCAGAACAACATTCTTAGCCATGGAACCATCAATAAAATTGGCTATGGCTGTAAAAGAACTTGTTTCTCCTTCCCTGGCTAAAGCAGCAGTTCAGTTTGCTCAACATGCTAAAAACTTATCTTCAATCATCAATACGTTAGATACCAATTCTCAGAATGAACTCTGTTCTGAAATAAAACGATTAAAGAAAGAAGATTTTCAATGTATTGTTAAAGGTTATGAAAAAGTTGAATCTCTTGACAACAAATCCAAAACAGACTTTGATAATGCAACGCAAAAGTTATCAATACAGGAATCAACTCAAACCCTGATTAGTTTTGCAGATTTAGATCCTATTGCTATCAAAGCAGAACTTAAGAATATATCCAATCAATTAAGTGTCGTTGCAAAGAATACAAAGCCTAAACCTCTGTACCAGGTAATTATTAAAGACCTTCTAATAGGTCTTGCAATTAACGGACTTATTTATGGAATTTCTGAGATTTATCAATACGGTCAAACAGTTTACGAACAGAGCGTACAACAAGAAATTCATAAACAAGACGAGACACAGCAACAGCAAGAATTCCAAGACAGAAGAATGATAATGCCACAAATAGCACAATCAAAAAGGAATCTACCTGCACAGTATAAATGTTAGTTGTTTCTCCAGAATAGGCTAAGGAAATTAGGTCTGGAAGACCATTTTTATATAAAGAATAAATCACAACACTTACGACAGCACAAAAGACTGGATAAATAGCCAGTTTGATCACTGTATAACATATTGTTAGAAGTTTCATTTTCTTTATTCTCTAATCTTTATTGCAACGCGTTATATCTCTTACTTAACTCATTCCGCTCAACTGCAATCTCATCACACTTAGCTGAGAGCTTAAGTGCATACTCTGCAAGAGTTCTTCTGTCCTGTCTAAGCTGTCCACATTCACAGGTTGTTTTAGTTTCTCTGGCAGAGGTGGTATTTGCGGACAGTGCTGTTCTATTGGCACTGCCACTGTCTGTGTGCAAGCTGTTAGCATGCAACTTAGACATAGCAACATTGTACTTGTCTTTAATCTTGTTAATCTCATCTGTAGCCTCTTTATCAGCCTGTCTCTGCTGTTCCTGCCAATAGTGTTCTCTATTAAGCTGCTTAACTGTAGCTTCTTGATCTGCTTTTATAGATTCCGTCTGCAGTTGTGCAATTTCAGCTCTGTAGTGCTTTGCTGTAATAGTGACACCAAAGCAGGAACCAATAACAGCTGACATGGTAGCTACAATTAAAAGTAATTTAAGATCCATAAACGATGTAAGCAATTAAGCCTAATTTACATGCTGGCTCAAGCTATCAGAATGATGATGTGTGTTACCGCATCCAATCATCAACCTAATGCAAAGGTACTACCTGGTGATTCTTTTGATAAAGCTATGCTTCAGATGCAGAGATTACAGGATTCTAGACCTGCTGGAAGGGGGATTTACATAGTAAAAGAGATCCCTAAAAAAACTAGAGATCTCTTTGAGACTTTTAAAATTCCTTTTCCTAAGAAACAGATCAAAGATTAGTAACAATGATCTGCGGAGTTTAGGTTTTTAATTAGATGATTCAGAACTAAAAACCTGCAGAATCGTTCCACCTATAGGAACATTCTTGTCAAATTCAATATTTGCAGTCAATTTGATTTTCTTTTTGTTTTTAGAAATAGCATTACAAATGGACTGAATTTCATCACTATCAAGATAGCTGTTTTTATCGTTATCTTTTGATGATCCAATCAGATCAAAACTATTTTTTGGTTTGTTATTATTTGCAAACTTAACTGTTACTTTGAAGCTCTTAGGATCATTTAGTTTTAAAGTGCAAATCTCAAATTCATCTGTAATTGAGTAGTTGGCTGTTGGTTCCTCTGTCTGAGGCTTTTGATATTGAATAACATCAGCTCTGGAGTATGTTTTCCCGTTTATTTCAATTGAATCAATTGTACTTGCAGGAGTATTCATCAAAAAAGAATTCTTACAGTTTTCTCCGCATTTTTCTGCTTCATATAAAACCTTTTCAACTTTTTTATCAGATAACAGATCTGCAAGTTTTGATGTAACATTCAACAATGCTAAATCTTTTTTCTGTTCGCCTTTTTTATAATAAAAATCAAGAAAATGTTTTATACATTTCGGAATTAAATAGCAACCAGCAAAAATTCCCATTAATATTACGCATAAATAAAAGACTTGATCTGCATTCATTTTAGGAAAAGCCTCTGTTATAAACTTTTCTAAGATTTTCTCAATATTCTCAGATAGATAATCTGAACTTCCTTTTTTAATCTGAAAACTAACAAGATGTTGCTTTTTGTGGCCTTTTTTCTGTAGCTTTCCAATTAAAGAATCAAAATTCTTTTGAAAATCTACAATAGCTGTTGCGTAGTTAGCATTAATTGTTGAGTTATAAGCATCACCTTTAACATGAATAGAATATTTATTGAAGCTATCTGTTTTTATAGCTTCTGCATTGATAATATCTAAAAGGGAGTTTTCTGAAAGATTAGTTGAATTTAAATATAAAGTTAAATCATTCCAATTCTTGATTTCTTCAATTTTCATAAAAGTTATGCCTTGTATTTTTACCTTTCCGTAAGGTAAGACTATAGAAAATATAAAACAAGCATATTTTTATTAAATTGAGAGAACAAGCAAGAAGCTTATTGAAAAACAATTTCCACCTGATTATTCTGACCATTTTTATTTGTTTGGGATGTTCTTAATCCGTTCTTTCTGCTCAATTTTGTTCATCCCTTTTCTTAAATCAGAATTAAACATATTAAAGTCTCTTGCTAAAGATTGCTTATCTTTTGCAAAGCCTTTTCCAAATGATGGATATTTTGGAAACAGGCTATCTGCCATGGCAACAAAACCATCTATAAAGGACATTACAAAGCTCATTTTATTCTACAAAATATTTATTTGAATATATTGTAGCTTATCAAATGCCCAAAATTAGGAATTACTAAAAAATAAAAATCTTAGTGTGAAGCAAACGCCTAAGATTAGTTACATATCATAAAAGTTTACTTCACACTTAAGAACTGTCTAATAGTCGGTATGCAAGATCTTTTAAACAGCTCTTAAGTATGAAATGACACCTTTTATTAGACTAGTGAAAAAGTTTAAATGCACGCTAATCATTTCATACTTATGAGCAATCTACCAGTGGAACCGTTAAATAAAAACTAGTAAACCTCTCATAAGTGTGAGCTGTCTGTTTTACTTCTGACAGCAAAGAAGTGGGAGTGACAAATACCTGAAACATGTTGTTTAAAGCACCTGAACACGTGGAACCTTTTAAGAAAGAAAAAGCTTTTGTTCAGCCTGTCTTCTCTTTGTTAATCCAGGCAGAACTACACCGCCTGCTTTGTTAATATCTAAAAACTCAAGTGATGCACCGTACTTATCGCCTTTTTTCATCTTAGCCCAAAGTTTATAGCTGATTAAAGTTTGAATTGGTGTTAACTGACGACCATCTTTAGTACGTTTTCCTGACAGATTAAAGAGTAAACTGCAGAGAGCATCAAACATGCCTTGAGTAACTTCAATTTCATCGGCATTCAATGCTGCTGTAATCTGACGTTCTACCTTTTCAAGATCTAACTTTAAAAGACGCTCAGCTTCAAGTTCTGTACAAATACTGTGCTCATTAACATCAGGACCATGATGACCATAGCCAATAGTCCATCCTTTTTCGCTTGATACAGGCTTATATGCAGCAGTTCTTAAACCTTCAAAATTCATTATAAGAGCAATACCATGACTACTTACTTTCATCATCTGATTTACCCTCAACTTTCAAGTTAATAACTTGTTTAATCTTTAAAGAGATATAGTCACTGCCCAAGAAGCCTACGAATGTACCAATTGCAACACCTAACTCCAGAGGCCACTTAAAGTAATACTCTGAAATTAAGATAAGTGCAGATGAGAGCATAGAGCATGTCAGTGCTTCACAAATCTTAGCCATGAATTTGCGCTTGGTAGAGCGTAAATATGCCATTACAAATGAGCAAGCTGTACCAATCATCAAATAAATGACTTCTGGGGTTAAATGTTTATACATAAGAAATAAAAAAAGCCCTCAATTTCTTGAGAGCTTTATTGTTGACAAATTAGGATAATCTATGAGGTAAGAGGAAAGCACCGATGTTCAATACGTACTTTTTCACTCTAATTGTTTTATAGTATATTCTTAAAAAACGATCTATTAACGACCAATAAACGATCTTTTTATCTATTTGATTTTAAAGAATAAAGTAGTATTTTTAGGTGATTATAGCTGTCTGCTATGGAGATGGCAGCCATATTTTAAAAATCTATGTAGCTAGTCGATTTCCGGGCGTCTTGCCACCCGCACCTTATTTTATGCTGTCACAGTACCTGTTTTACTTTACCATCAGATGTTACTGAAAAAAAAATGCAAAGAATTTGAATCTATATTGCCGTTAACTTTTGTGTAGATTTCTTTTTCAAAGTAACTTACCGAAATAATGTCTTCCATTGGCACAATAACTGAAAATTTTTTCAAATAGCGCTCTAAATCCAAGTTTAGCTTTTTTAACTTAAAGCTGTATTTCAATTTAAAAATAATGTATTTAAACTTTTTCTTTTGACATATTCTTTTAAATCTTTCATACAGATACAACTTGTTATCTTTCATATATCTGTAATAGAAACTAGAATATTCATTTAAAAAACATATTTTCAAGTTTTTTTCATCTCTATAACCACTTTTATAAGGAATTATCTCTACGTATTCTTTGTCTTTGTATTCAATTTCATCCTTATTTCTAAAAACAAAACCAACATAAACTTTTCTGGAATTCATAGTAACTTGGATTAATCTAGTATGATTTGATGCTTCAAAAAGTTTATTCTTTAAATCGTTAGCTTTGCATATTCTTTTTAAAGCAATATTTTTTAAGAATTGTAATTTACTGAATAAAAGTCCAACAAAGTAAGCAATAAAAATAAAACTAAGGATCCACAACACAAAATAAAATGAAATATCACCTAAACAAAGCAATTTTTTATCACTTTCAAATACATTGCTAAAATAATCTAAAGAATTAACGACATATTCATTTTTAATTTTGGTTATAAAATATAAAAGAACAGCATCTGTTAAGGAAAATATAAGTCCCCATACAAACAAGTGACAATACAGAGACCATCCTGATATTCTAGACTGTTTAAAATTTGTGATTGGATTTTGAGAAGTGAACAAAAAGCCTGCTACAAGAATAGCAAGCGTGATAACAGCAATCATGATTTCGATGAATATAATGGATATGAGTTATAACCTTTCATTTCAAAAGTCTTATTCTTTTCTTCTTCTGCTTCTGCCAATTTATGCATTTCTTTTGTTTCATTAAGAATGCTTTTTATTACAGCATCATTTTTAAAATTAAGACCATACCCACCATTATTGTAAACAACAACTCTTGGCCTTTTAAAAAAATTAAACATATAATTTTTCCATTTTAAACAAATTATTGTTCTTTTTTATTTGGAACTGAAATAGTTTTGTTCTCAATCAATCTTTTGCACTTTACAAAATTACTTAATAGATTTTCTGATGCTTTTTTATTTTTATAATTAAACCCCAAACCACCGTTTTTTAAAGATATTACAGGTGATTTTCATCAAAATTATATGCACCAATCATAATAAATTTTCCTAAAAAGACTAAACTTTTGTTTAATTATAAATTTTGTAATTTGTTTTCTCAATACTAAATCGTGTTTATTGTCGCAAACTTTAAAAACTCTCCACAAAATTCTGATAAATTCTGTCTTTGAATTTCGCTTGTCTGTCGTAGCTCTTCTCAAGATCTTGAGCATACTGTAATGTCTTTGGTTCAAGATGTGACAGCTTATCCACACCAAGGCACCAGCGAACCGCCTGAGCAGGATCATCGTGAGCGCGTTTATAATGACGACATAAGCGTCTTACCTTCTGGTACGAAATATCCAGAGCCTTACAACATTCAGCCATTGATCTGTATTCAGTGCCCTCGTAATTAAACGCTCTCATACTTAGCCTCCTTCTGCAGATAATCGAGTACCAGTTTTTCGCCAAGTACGATTATGTCTCTTACCGCACTTCCTGTGAGATAGCGTACAGCGTCATCATATGGAGTGGCATCATACCTGTCTTTGTGACGTACACGCTTAACCGCAACGCGCTCTTTGAGTACCGACAGGATATCGTACTCATCAAGCCCACGAACGTAATACATCGCAAAGAGCCTATGTACATTAGGACGTGACTGTTTAAGCCAGCACATAGCCTTCTCCACTTCAAGCGCACTGTCGTCGTCAATAATGTAATCCTCATGCGCTAATCCTGGATGAAGATATCCCACCGCGCCAAAGTAACGAGCCCACAGCCCATAGTTATGCAGCAGATTGAGATATTCAGAGCTGTAGCCGTTTTGAATAGCTTCAAGAATAAATCTAGTCATCATCCCACTCCACACAAACTTCAACTCTTGGCTGTTCGTCATCACAAGCCCACAGCTTAGATGCGCGTAATTCAGTAACCTGTACATCGTCGCGATAGATAATTGCATTCATACCATCAAGAATGGCCTTGATGATATTATCGATATCTGGCTTACCTGGTCTTACTCTTGAACTGCCATACTCACTAATCAGCGCACGCTGTTTCTTGGTGTAGCTCTTAGGTACTCCAAAGAAAGCCTTAATACCAACTCTGCATGGCTGTGAGTAATCAGGCTTAACTACCATAGTATCTAACGCATGCTGAGCTTCATACTTCACCAGAGCTTCATAATTGCGTGTCTTAGCTGGAGTAACCGCATGACCACCAAAGAATCTTGGTCGCCCTTTGCCACATGGTGTACCAGGTACTGAGAATTTAAGCTGCAATTTTTACTCCTTACAGATATTCATAGTCATATTGTTTTTCATTACTGAACAGACAGGCATTTCCGTTAAAGTTACATTCAACACTTCCTGTAGCTCCGTTTCGGTTTTTGACAACATGAAGGGTTGCTTCTGATTTTTCTCTTGTGATCAGAATAATTAAATCGGCATCCTGTTCTATAGAACCTGAATCTTTAATATTGCTTGCTTTTGGAGCTCCACCCTTTGAATTTTCAACTTCACGATTTAACTGACAGAGGGCAAATACCGGAGCATGGAACGCTCTTGCAATCTCTTTTAATCCTCTTGAGATTTCACCCAGTGCAATAGCTTTAGGAATACGCACATCAGTAGGCATTAACTGCAGATAGTCAAGCATAATGGCACCTACACCACCATAACGCTGATTTATATCTGAAAGCATTGAGGACATATCAGACAGAGACAGATTGCTCTTGTCACACATTAGTAATCTTGGAGCATTGTCGTCTTTATGACTGAAACATTCAGTAGAGTGAGCAATGATTTCATGCCAGTGTGAACCTAACATTCTGGAGTTCTGTGTCATCTCTGTTCCCGATAAGCCACAGAATGAAGACAGAATACGCTGTATAACCTGTTCATTATTCATCTCAAGTGAGAAGATCACACATGGCTTAAGAGTAGGCATTGTCTTTAACAGATTGATGAGAATATTAGAACCTAATGCAGATTTACCAATACCAGGACGGGCACCAATAATATTAAGCGTGTCATTTCTGATACCACCTTCAAGAAGAACATCAAGCCTGTTAATGCCTGTTGGAAAAATAAGTGATTTTTCGTCATCATGATCTCTTAGTGATTTAATAAATCTGATTGCCACTTCAAGTGCATCCTCGCAGTTAAGAACATTTGAATCATTATTGGTGCTGACCAGCATCTGACAGAGCTTTGCTTTTAACTGCTCTGAAGTGTCGTTACTCTCTTCAACCATGTTCTGCATTGAACTTAGAGTTGTCTGCAGTTGTCTCTTTCTACTGTTTTCTTTAATCAAAGATGCATATTCGTCTGCTGCAGTTCCAATGATTTTTGACTCTTTAAGTTCAGCAATATCTTTAAGAGAAGAAACATAATCTTCTGACTTCTGTTTCATCAGATTGTAAAGAGATACAGTATCAAACTCTGATTCCGTCTGATGTTCTATAACAAACTGATTACAGCTGTCCCATAAAGCAGCACAAACTTCGTAATAGAAATCAGAAACTGACAGTTTTGCTTTGTATTTACAGAAAGCTTTAGTACCTTCATGAAGGACATAAGACAGAATAGCTTTTTCAGCATTTGCATCATAAAATTTCATGCTTATAGTCCCCCAAGCTCAGATAGAACCTTATCAACAAATTGCTTATATTCTTCCTGTGAATACTGTTTTTCTTTCTGAGGAAGAGACAGAGGCTTAATTCTCTTTTTTGGAACTATCTGATAGTTACCGACACCGTAAATACGATTACAGATATCTGAACAGATTGAGCTGTCACCAATAAAGACAACTTTAGGAAGCTGACCGAAACAGTGATGATTAGACTGAACCAGCATAAGATCATCGATATCATCAGGGAAACTGCTGCAGTCATAATTAGAATAAAAATCAACAAAGGCTTTAGCGAGTTTAGTGTCATCATCTCGATTAGTCTGACAGTAAGCCTCATGAGAACCGATGACGGTGTAAAAAGTCAAAGCTGTAATTCTGTCAGAAAATACAAGATCGCTGTCACGTCGAAAATATTCACTTACAGAGCGATAAATGTACTTTGCCTTACACTGATACTGTTGGAGTGTATATCCCCCACGCATAAGTAAATTTACGATATCTCCGGCGTTAATCTGGTATGGTATTGTGTATAGGCTCTGAATTGTTCTAAGAACTACCTCTTCTGAATAGTTCTTAACCAACTCATAAATCATGTGACAACTCTGGTCAGATGCAATTTTTCCTGATTTAACCTGAACCAGAATGCGCCATTGTTCTGAAAATTTGGTAAAATCTATTCTGTTCATTTGTTTACTACCTCTTGAACAAATGCATCAACTTCGATGCAGTTATCGTCGGCTGTATGGTCGTTCGTATCAGCCGACATCTCGCCTAAAAGAAATGAGCTGACACCTGTTGCCTGCTGTCTAGTCTGACCTGTTTTATTTTGTGTTGTCTTTCGTTCTGCAGATTCAAGATCACGCAAGATCCACTTCTTAAGATTCAATCTAAGCTGTTTAACACCTTTCCAGCCGTATTCTTCTCTGTAGGCAAAATAACCATCAGCAATAATGTCTGAATTCATGTTTTTCAATTCTGGATAATCAGTCATCATCTCTGAAAAACAATCTCTGCATGTAGCTCTGATATTTTCTAAAGAATATGTGTTTGAACTTAAATTAGACGTCTCTGAGAGTGGGGATTTCTGATCCTCTCTAAGATCCTTACTTATAAGATCATTCTTATGTATAGAGAAAAGCGCATTTTTTGCACTTTTAATAGTGCAATTTTTGCACTTAGGGGGCGCATTTTTTGCACTTTTAATAGTGCAATTTTTGCATTTTTGAAAATCATCAAATCTGGACTCTAATGTCTTATAAATAAAAGAAACAAGTCTTACTTTCTTATCACTTTTGCAAGTTACTCGAGAACTTATAATCTCCATTTTTTGCAATGTATTTAATGCGTACTGTACATTCCTACGACTCATTCCATACAAGTTTTCTATATAAGAATTGGAAATAAAGCACTCTTGCTCGCCATTTTTTGTCAGAGCACAAATACGCTCTGCAATAACTTTGCAAGCTAGAGGGATATCCATCTGCCAGATTTCTTCAGGAAGCTTATTTACGATTAAAGTCATATTTTTTCCAAACTAAAAGTTTTGGATAAGCAAGTTGTAAATACATTAAGCGGGAGTTAGGTATACCGTTTTTTAGCCAACCATAAACTGAAGGTGCCCTGATGTTGCAGATTTTTGCAACTGAAGAAAAACCTCCAAGCTCATCAATTAAGTCACCAATAAAAAGGTAATTTTTGTAGTTTTTGGGATGCTGCATAAATTAAGTCTCCATTAATTTCTTTTTATTCATATTAGGTATAACTAATATAAAAATCAAGTTATACCTAAATATTTTTATACTAAACTTTAGGTATAACTAAAGATTTTTGCTTGTAAGGGAGGCTTATATGTTTGATTTTTCAGAATTATCTGATCGTATAAATTACGGATTAAAGAAAACAGGAAAAAGCCAGACAAAATTAGCTGAAGAGTGCGGAGTAAAATCACCTTCTGTTAATAATTGGGTAACAGGGAAAACCAAAGAACTCATGGCTTCTGTTGCTATTAAAGCAAGTAAATCTTTAAATGTTGATCTTAATTGGCTTATCACCGGCAAAGGTTCACCAGATGCAGATGCTCATGACATTGCTGTGTTGGATGATAACGAACAGCCTTCGGATGATTACGTTCAGATTAAAGAGTATTCAATAAAATGTGCTGCAGGTAATGGCAGAGAACCGACTTATGAAGAGCAGCACGAAAGTGTGCCTGCGACGTATCGCCTGTCATGGTTTCAGCGTATTGGCGTGAATCCAAATCACTGCAAAAGATTCGTTGTTACAGGTGATTCGATGATACCAGTGCTGTATAACAACGACAGAATACTTGTAGATTTAAGCGATACTTTTCCTATTCACAATAACCATGTTTATGCCATTGTCTTCGGTAATGAAGTCAGAGTTAAAAGACTTATATCTCAGATGAATGGTGATTTAATCATTCGTTCAGACAATCGTGACAGCTACCCAGATGAAATAATTAAACATGATGAAGAAAATGTTAACTTTCGTGTTATTGGCAGAGTCATTGAGAAGTCTGGTGATGGTGGGTTGTAACTGACTTTTAACAATCAAAAGGAAGAATAAAAATGGTAACAACAATCAAAACATGGGAAGAATTTAATAATTTTTGTAAGGAAAATTCCCAGTTATCCCCTAAAGATTTTGTAAACTCTTTGTTTTCTAAAATTGATTTGGACAGTGATTTTATTCACCATTATGAAATTAAAATTAAAGGTGACAACTTTCACTCATCAATCACTACTGGTTATGCTGCATCTTTAATTGATCTCCAAGATAATTTTTATAAACTGTTATTAACATTAAGCAAGGGGAATATTCCTGTCAGAAAAAGTAAAAACCTTCCACAAATGTCATTTACTGTTACTGATGGATGTTCTATCTTAAAGTCAGAGGACTTAATCAACAGCTTTAAAGAATTAGTTTCGGAGTTCAGAATGTTAACACCCGTAAGTCAAATCATTATAGCAGTAACAGTAATAGGCTGTTTTATCTGTAATGAATACTTTGACTACAAAAAAGTCGATATAGAAACTTTAAAAGAAGTGCAGATGGCTCAACTTGAGCTAGAAAAATATAAAGCTGAAAAACAAGATCGTAATGAAGAACGTAAAATCTTTGCTGATATAGTTGATTCTAAAAAGTACACTGCTAGTCTTGAATATGCATCACAGGCTGGTAAACAGGTTCGTAATTCGTTTATTAAAAATACTCCTGTAAACGAAGTTGAATCAATTAAATTTCCTACAGAAACCTTAACAAAATCCCAGATAATTGATGAACAGAAAACAAATCCAATTGAAAAGAGATCAGAAATAAAAACGCTGGATTTTAAAGTACTAAATTTATCAGGTTCTTTTTCTAAACAAAAATTAAAAGCAAGGGCGCAGCTTGTTAGTGATCCAAGTATTGTAATAAATCTATCTTCAGAACTGTTAGATGAAGAAGATGACAGTGTACTTTCTGAAAATGACGACGAGCACTTATTACAGGAATCGGATATTGATATTTTATGGGATGCGCAGAAGCATAATAAAACAGTAAGTATTATGGGTAACTTCTTTTATGACCAAGAAAATAAACTTATTAAAGGAGCAATGTGGTCAATTTCAAGAAAAGAAGATAAATAACAGTTTTGCTGTGTAGCAATCGGCTGTGGTGTCAGTCGCCCCTCCAATGTGAGGGGCTTTGCTTATCTTACTTACTAAAAATCTCTTTTAAGATCTTAAAGCACTCATCTCCCTCTTTGTAACGTTGTTCAATCAACTCTTTAAGCTTCATAGCCTGTAACTCTGATACAGGTTTCTTTCCATTCTCCATAATTGAGATGTAATTACTACCAACACCAACTTTTTCACCTAACTCACTGGTAGTTAAGCCCAATGCCATTCTTAAACGCTTATATAACTTTCCATCCATGATTTAATGTCCTATAATCGGAGTAGGTGGGGCTCTCACCCCACCTTGCTTTCTAGCTTAAGCTTTTAATCAAGTTAAACAGGGTTAGTGCTTTCTCTTGATTACTTTTGCTAGAAAGTATCCAAAGGATTGTTAACATCAAAGTTAAATCATTCTCATCCATTTGAATATCTCCGTTAGTTGAACATCTCTTTTCGAGTCCCCGTTCTCATTGAACGTGCTTATATTGTAATACTATTTATTACTTTTGTAAATAATTCTATTAAATCACATCAAAATTTTAACAGCTATTTTTAATTAAATTCATTTATTTTTCAAAAGGATAAAATATTTTTATCTATAAAATTAGTTATACCTATTGCAAATAATTTAGTTATACCTAAAATTAAAGCATAAATTAAATATATCTAATAGGTAAAACAAATGAACAAATACACCATCACAACACTATCTCACGACGAGATTATCAGAACTGATTACTGCAAAAACAAGAAGGACGTAATCAACTTTTTAATTCTCAATACCAGAATCAACTCAGACGTTGTATCTGCACTTCATTACAGAGTATTTGATGACTCTCAAAACGAAATGGCAATTGAAATTGATGCAAATGCATTGCTTGTTAACGCTTTGGATTTCGTAAAGCAGTTTCAGATTGTAGACAGGTTATTTAGGGCTTTCAGAGCCTATCAAAAGAACAATAGAGTTTTATCCTTTGGAGAAAGGCCTACGGTCAAGGTTGCCTGATGAGAGAAAAAGCAAAACAGCTAGCAGTGAATGTCATCTTAACGTTTTGCGTTCTCTGCCTTTGGTTCACGATTTACGAGATTTATACGTTTTAGGAAAAATAAATGAAGTTATCAAACGAATTACAGAAGTTACAGGATGCAAGATTAGCCCAAATCGATGAGTTACTTGCAAAGGCTCAAGACGAGGATGAACGTTTCACCATCTCAAGAATGAAAGGTATTGGTGGTTCAGATATGTCTGCAATTCTTGGTATGTCCAAGTGGAGAAGCGCTTATCAGATTTGGAGAGAAAAGACATTCAGAACCACTGAAGAGGAGAAGGCTCGTAATAAAGATTATCTCCCCTTTGCTACAGGTCATGCTCTTGAACAGGTTGTAGCAGACAGATACGAAAAGCAGACAGGTTATACAGTCTACGAGGCTAACAGCATTTCGATGACAGGTTATGACTTCATCGTAGGTAACTTTGACCGTATTGTTTACACAAAACCGGTTGAGGACGGCGGTCAGCTTGTATGTGGTCTGGAGTGCAAAACCTGTGGTCAGAACAACAAGATCGTTGTTGAGCATATAGAGCGTTCTAAGTGGGGTAAGCCTAACTTATATGACGGCACTGAACTGACACAGGAATCATCAGAGATTGATCCTGAATACTATCCACAGGTTCAGTTCTACATGATGGTATCTGGCCTTAAGTTCTGGGATGTTGGTGTTCTGATTGGCAATACTGATCTTAGATTCTACAGAGTACATGCCAACGCAGAATATCAGCAGAAGATGCTGCAGGCATGTGTTGAGTTCTGGACTAAGAATGTGCTGCAAGATGTTGCTCCTGTTAAAACAATGGATGACGTCAAAAACGATGTTGATGACGTTCAGGAGAATGTTGGTGAAGTAACTCCGGAGATCATGTCTCAGCTTAAAGATATCAAGGCTGTTAAGTTTCAGATTGATGAGCTTGAGAGTAAAAGAAAGGCACTTGAGAACAAGTTAGCCGGTGACATAGCTGCATATACCAAGATGACTTATCACGACGAGAACGGCAAGGTTAAAACAGCTTTTACCTTTAAATCTTCAAATCGTGAATCATTTGATTCAAAAGCTTTTCAGGCACAAAACCCAGAACTGTACAAACAGTATCTGAAGACTATAACCACAGCCCGCTGTTTAAGAATATCTGTTTAATTGGAGATTATAAGAATGATGACTTTTAACGCACCGCAGTTAAATCAGAATGCTCAGTCAGAGCTTCAGAAGTTAGATTCTATACCTGTAGAGAATGAACCAGAACAATTTGAAGAACCTGTACAGATTGTTCAGTCTCACTGTATGCCTGTAAAGACAGCAGATGTTGACTACCCTGTTATCAATGGCGATGCATGGGATTTCTGTACAAAGATTTCGCGCTCTACTCTTCTGCCTGAAAGCATACGTTCAACACCAGAACATGACCACACAGCTGAAGTATATATGGTCATGAGTATGGGTAAAGAACTCGGTTTCACCTTCATGCAGACACTGTCCGCTTTATATATTCTTCCAGGCAGTACACAGCCAGCCTTATATACAAGAGCCAAAAGAGCTCTGGTTCTTCGTGCTGGAGGCATCTTTGAGAAGGAAGAGTGGGACAACTCAACCATGACCGCAACAGTCACAATTAACCGTAACGGTCAGAAGATCACACGTTCTTTTGGTGCTGAAGATGCTATCAATATGGGTAAAGCCTACAGAGATGCAACCACAGGACAGATTAAAGGCTGTGTTACCCGCAATGGCAAACCTTCACCATGGGCACAGGATTTTAAGGGCATGTGCCTTGTAAGAGCTGTATCAAGAGCATGCGATGCTGCATATCCTGATGTGTTAATGGCATTACCAAGCGCTGAAGATCTTAATGATCAAGGGACTGTTTCAACCGTCTCTTCCGTAACAGTTGAGAGTAGTGCTGCCCTTCCTGCAGATGAAGTTAATCCAGCAATTACAAGCGCATTAAAACCCAAAAGAAAGCGTTCAGCAAAGACAGCTGAAACAGTAACCGACACAGAACAACCAACCGAACCATTAGTATTTTAGAGGAACATTAACATGTTAAATTTCGGTAAGCAGCCAAATGACAATATTGGCAATTCAATCAACACAAGTAATTTTGAGCCACTAGACTGTTCAGGCATCTTTCCTTTGCAGATTGCACAGGTAACGCATAAAAAAGGCAAATCAAGCAGAACAGGTAATGATTATGAACAGCTGATCGTGAACGCTGTTGTAATGAACGTTGCAACTAAACAGCCTATTCGTTCTGTATCATTCTCTATTTTCCTGTCAAATACTTCACAGGAACTGCAGGACTTCCTGTACTTCACAAAGCAGTTTGACGCTGACGGTAACATTGTTCTTTACGATTATGTTACAAGAACCGGTCAGAAAAGAGATGGCTCAGGTTCATTCTCAATTGATGAATATAAACAGTTCCAGGGCATAAAGATCATTGCAATGCTTGAATTTAAGGGCATGTCCGACAAAGGAAATCCTATCTTTGAAGTTAAAGGATTTGTATCTCAGAAAGGTCAGTCTGCTGCAGAGGTTAATGCAAATTCAGCGCCTACGAAATATGCGACAACATGGAAACTGTTGACTAACTATCTATTACCAGAGACTAACGCACAGTTATTTCATCCTGGTTGGATACCACCTGCACAGCAACAGGCTCAGCAAGTTTATCAGCAGGCAACACAGCCACAACAGCCTGTATATCCACAACATGGAACATGGGCGCCTAATGCAGAAGCTCAGATAAGCAAGCTAAGTGCTGTACAGGGACAGGTAGCACAGCAACAGGCTCAGCCACAACTACAGGATGATGGTTTACCGTTCTAACTGCTAGTGTTGCGTATTGGTGAGGTTCACAGCCTCACCCTTTTTGGAGGATTAACTATGAATGAAATACTAACTAAAGATGAGGTTGCAGCACTTCTGCATACTTCAACAAAGACACTCAGCAGAATTAAGCAGAAAGATCCTACTTTTCCTGTTGGTGCAAGTTTGACTCTTGCTCCAAACGCCCCAATTCTGTGGTTTAAAGAAGATATTCTTAACTGGTTAAGAACAAAACAACTACAGGCACAGAGAATTTAACATGATCAAAGTATTCGGAGTTCCGTTTGAGTCATCTGTTTCACTGCGTAAGGCACTGGGACTGTATGGCAGTAAATGGTGTGAAAAAGCAGACATTACAGAGCTGTTAAGGTGTGCGTTTCCGATGTTTACAAGAGCTGATCATGTCAGAAACATGGAAGGATTTAAAAATGATGGAATATTTATGGCAAAAGTTCCAGCTCAAGCGGAGATTTACGCTAATTACAGAGACGAATTTGGAATAACAGTTCCTTTTGACCTGGCCGGCAGAATTATATGCACACCATACAAAGAACTTGATTCAAACATTAAACACAAAAGGGAAGTAAAAAGCATGGAATCACCAAGAATTGAAATTGAAACAGCTGCACCTGAGAAGAATGATCTTACTGAGTTGAAAAGCGCTCTATTAAGCGAGCTTGACAATATTCACAAGCTATTTGAAAGGTTAAGTAGCTTTTACCTACACCACCCTTATTATTCCATATTGCATAAATTGCCATAAACACCCCAATACATATATAAGTATATGTATAATACACTATATGTGTTTCTTTTTCGACAACTAATAGATGTTGATTATGGGTAAAGCTATTTTTTACGTAATTCAACGATAACTGCTTTTTAAACTTAATCGTTTGTATAATACACTTGTTAAGCCCCCAATATAATGAAATAACTATGTTCAAAGTTATGTTTGTGTGTTAAAGGTTAAAATATTATAAAACTATGTTTCAGTTCCTAAATATCATCAAAGAAATTAAGTCAAAAGACTCAAAAAAAAAACTTAATGTAGTTTTAGAAAGAGCTAAGCAAATAAAACTAAAGAATGGAAATGATGGTCTCCACGATTATATTCGTGCGTTGTTATACCCTTCTATGTATATGCATTTATACGAATGCTTAACAGCACACGATCACAATGCGCCACCTCCACTAAATTATATTGATTTGTTTCCAGGCAATGAGTTTCAATTACACTTAAATGAAGTAGATCAGAGTGAATCTCAATATCAAGTAAATTTAGGTAAAGATATAATTTTTACGACACCTTGGAACCCACAACGAATTGTTAGTCATATTGGATATATTAGTCATAAGGTTCCTTTTAAGGAGGACACCACTAATCATCACATTGTTACATACATTCCGCTTCAGATTTCCATTGTAAGCAGTGGTAATCATTCAATCATGCAGGGAATTCTAAATAAGGATGGAATTGTCCACCCGGAGTATGTATATAACTTATCAAATGAACTAAAGCGATATTCATATACAGGTACTCATTGGTTCGATAATGTTACAAAAGAAGAAATACCTGTGCATAACCATGATATTGGATTAGCATGGGAAGTATCAAAATTATTAGTTTAAATGACCTCGAACTCCTCACAAGGATGGTTTATGTCATTATATGAAAGCCCCAAGATGTAATCGAGGGGAGGTGATATGGCAAAAGGTGGTTATCGTGAAGGTTCAGGAAGACCAGTTGGAACTACAGGTCCTAACAAAGCACCAGAACTTAAGAAATCAGGGCGCATTGTTGTCTGTACTGAAGATGAGATGAATCAGATTAAAGAGCTTGCAAAATCATCAGACAAAACCACAAGCAGATTCATCGTCGATACCATTCTGAATAAGTGATCATTTTGGCAGTGTTTATGCTGCCAAATACTATAACAATATTATGACAATATTCAGATTGTTTGATGGCTGTCTGTGCCGTAAATTGACCTAGGATGTCCTAGGCTTTGTCTTATATAATAGATTACATTATAAATCAACATATAAAGTGTCCTAGATGATGGTCGTTCTCACCGCCATAGCACCTTTTAGGTGTTTTTTTCATATCTAAAATCAGCGTCTTATCTATACATTATTCATTTGTTTTTCATGCAATTATTTACATTGTTTGTAAAAAATATCGCTTTATGCTTTGTTTATATTATTAAATCACGGCGACAAAGCTGTGAATTGAGATTATACAAAATGAAACTTAAAGATCTGAACTAGTAGACAATATGTGAACAACTTGGGAACAAAAACGAGATCTTAGAGGGGGCAAAAAGAAAAAAGAACAGCCTCAAGATATTCTTTCCTTCATTTGGAGCGGGAAACGAGGTTCGAACTCGCGACCCTAACCATGGCAAGGTTATGCTCTACCAACTGAGCTATTCCCGCATTCCAAGTGGTGTTTAAAGTGTACCCACAACACTTGATTTGGAGCGGGAAACGAGGTTCGAACTCGCGACCCTAACCATGGCAAGGTTATGCTCTACCAACTGAGCTATTCCCGCATCCAATGTGTGCCATTATACAGAAAGATTTTTTCAGATCAAGAATTTACAAAAAATTTTTCTTAAACTTTGATTATTAATACCCAAAATTAGGTGGCAAAAAACTGCCACTACTATCTTTCTCTCCATCACCTTCTTTTGATAATAAGTCAAATTTGAAAATTATTTTTATTATTTATCAAAATATTAGCAAATTATTTTTATATAACATTTAAAAGTTGGCACGTAATTTTCATATAAATTTTCAAGCAAATAAAAGCAGTTAAAAAACTGCATATTTTAGGAGAGAAAAAA